CTTTAACAGGTACAACAAGTATTGATGCAAGTTATAAGGGAAAAATAATTGAAGCCAATGGTACATTCACTATTACTTTACCTGATGGTATGGATACTGGAATGCAAGTAGAGATTGTTAATACTGGTTCAGGTGTTATTACTATTGCAGCATCAACATTACAATCAAAAGATGGTGCTGTTACAATTGCTAATCAATATGAATGTGCAAATGTATATCATAGAGGCAGTAATATATGGTTATTAACTGGTAATTTAACATAATGGGATTATGATTTGGTACATATAACAAGGTGAATTAACAATCACATATGTTAGGTAGTAAATGTAAATTCATAAATATTTTTATTTATAAATACAAATATAGTATTTATATTAAAACAGAAAATAATGGGAGAACTTTTTACAATATTATTTGGAGATTATTCAATTGCTCAATTGATTGCATTTGTTATTTTCTTTATAATTGGTTATATTGTTTATGGTTTAATTGAAACCAGTGGTCGTGATAAATTTAGTACAAAAACACCTAAAAAATGGAATTGGAAATTCTGGTTTAATGATAACTGGCGTAGATATTTAACTACAATTTTATGTTCATTTATACTTTTCAGATTTTATTCAGAACTAAGTGGACATCCATTTGGTAATTTCGATGCACTAACATTTGGACTTCTGGGAGACGGTATTGCTGCCACTGTAAAGAAAAGAATTAGGGGTATTGGTGCAGACCGTGAAAAATTAATGGAAACATATGTAGCTGATGGAGTTGAATCTGATAATAAAATAATTGCTGATAATATTAAAGTAAATAATAAAGTAAAGGCAGATGATCTTAAAGGATAATTATGGATTATAGCACATTTAATATTAATAATTTTTTTATTAAGAAAGACAGTACACTGCCAGTCTTAAAATACCCATTGACCCAACATACGATGGAACAATATGATATTACTCCTGATATGTTGGAAAATGTTGGGGTTACTTTTTCAATGATAGAAGCGGATACTGGTAATTATCGTATTGCCAATGTTGCTGGAAATCTTGTTGTTAATAATAATAGACCTGAGTATCCTGATGAGGTTCAATATACATTAACTTATCAATTCAAATTATCACAAACAGCAAAATCTGGTAGATTTCTTGGTGAGTTTGTTGTTGATTTTTTAAATTTTGAATATGGATGTGGGAAAATTAAACTCCCGATTAGTGGATATATTAATATTTTAATCTCGGATTCAATCACCAAGACCACTGTTATCTAACCATTTCCATGTAAGTCGATTAACGATTTTATAAATAAACATATATTTTTTATTATATTTAATTTGTAGTTCAGATATTTTCATTCCAGAATTATAATCGTTTCTTATTGAAATCACCTCCATTTTATTAGTGATGGAGTTTCCGTTAAGTTCTCCACGACTTTTATCTTTATTAGACAACCCAATTTTTCTTTTAGTTTCAATACTATGTTTTAAACCTAAAGCATTTTTATTGTCTAACTTACTTAAACTAATTTTTTTCTTTGTTTTTTCAGATAATGGTTTACCTTTTCGATATTCAGCAATTTTTTTCTTTGATTCCTCAGACATTTTAAAACCCTGACGTTTTTTACTCATTTTTTTCTTTGTTTCGATAGAATGTTTTCTCCCTCTTTGACTAATTTTATTACTCTCACTAATTTTTCTCTTAGTTTCTTTAGACAGTTTATAGTTTTTTCTTGTAGATTTTTTACCTTTTTTTTGTAGACTCATTTTTTTCTTTGATTCCTCAGAGAATTTAAAACCTAAAGTGTTTCCTGCTGTTGGGGATAAATTATATCCTAATTCAACAACATTAAAATAATTAATATAATATTGTTCTCTATTAATCAGATTTAATAGATTGGTTTGTTCGAGAATAGTAAATTTAAAATTTTTGCTCCCATATTTAATCCATGCGTTTTGTAAGTAATTATTTTCGTGCATCTTATTATTTAATTTATATCTGTGTTGATACCATCTTTTTTCAATGTTGACAGCACTTCCAATATATTTTCTATTATTAACAATATTTTCTATCATGTAGATTCCTGATTCCATAATTTAATATTTATTATAAATACTAATAATTTAATTGTTTTATTGAATATCGTGGTAATTTCAGAATTTATTTAATAGATTAAGTATTTATATGAAAATAACTAATTTAAATGAGTACAAATGCAAACCCACAAGACATTACAAACTGTACAGTCTATTATGTCACTCCAACTGGTGGAACATATTTCCCTGTTCCAAATGATAATACACAAGACTTAACAGATAGAATTACTTGGTGGATTGCACCAATTCCAAGCGGTACTACATATTTCCCTGCTCCAAGTGATAATACACAAGACTTAACAGATAGAACTACTTGGTGGATAATTTCAACTGGTGGAACATATTTCCCTGCTTCAAGTGACAATACACAAGATATTACTGATAGAATTACTTGGTGGGTAGTTCCAACTAATTAAATTATACCTAATACAGCCACTTCCATCGTAATCTTTTAACGATTTGATAAGTAAAAGAATTTTTTTTATTATATTTTATCATTATTTCAGATATTGGGATTCCATTATCATAATCATTTCTCATTTTAATAATTTCATTTCTATTAGTAATTGACATACCGTTTTTTTCTCCACGATTAATACCGATATGTGATTCTGATATTTTTTTTCTTTCCTCATCACTCACAATACGACATGCATTTTTATTTCCCATGCGTGCAATACTTAATTTTTTTCTCGTTTCTTCAGATATTGGTGGTTTTCTTTTTGCACTATCGCTCATTTTTTTTCTGGTTTTTTTTGATGGTTGCCATCCTAAATTAGTTCCAGCTTTGGGTGCAATATTATATCCAACATTTTTATTACAAGCATCATAATAATCAATATAATATTGTTCCCTTTCAATTAGTTTATCTAATTCAACATATTCGATAACTGAAAAAATAAAATTATCTTCACCATATTTATTCCACGCACTATTCAAATGTTTATTACAATGTTTTTTATTATTTAATGTAAATTTATGTTTTACCCACCGTTCATTAATATTTTTAGAACTACCAATATATTGTTTATTATTAACAATATTTTTAATCATATAAACACCTGATTTCATTATTAACTACTTTTAAAATAAATACTTGAATAATCCTTTTGTTGTTCATTGTGAAAGACTTTTAAATAAATATTGTATAATTACAAATTATTGATTAAGTTTGTGCATTAAATCAAAATATGGAATTAAATAAGATGCCGTTTGTAGTTCATTGTGAGAGAATCCGAAAAAGACAATGGTATTATCTTAGATTCCCTATCAATGACCAATTAATTCAGAGAATAAAAAATCTTCCAGAAGACAGTCGTAAATGGAATGGTCGGATGATATGTTGGGAAATCAGTGCAGCATCATTATTTGCTTTAATTAAAAGATATAAGGGGTCGTATAAAATTCATTTTGATTTCGGAAATGAAGAGAGTCGTAATATTTTTATTGGGCAAATAAAGAAAATTGAAATTAAAGAAGAGGAAAAACGTAAGTTCATTGCAGAACTTGATATCAAGAAAGAACATTGGGTAAAATATAAGCAAGAACTGGAAAACACGTATGTGGATTACAGTGAGAAAATGCATGCATTAATTAATCCAGAAATAAAATTATATCCACATCAAATTGTTGCAGCAATGTTTATGAATGCTACTCGTAGTACGTTGATTTCTCATGAAATGGGATTAGGTAAAACGGGTTCAGCAATTCTTTATGTTGAAATGAATGGTTTTGAAAAAGTTTTTGTCATAACACCAAATTCCTTGAAATTCAATTTTTATTATGAAGTCAAGAAATTCACTAAAAGTACTGCACACATAGTAAATTGGAAAAATAATGATTGTGGAATTGAAGAAGCTAAATATGTTATTATAAATTATGATTTTTTCAACCCCAATACGAAAACAGGGAAATTTATAACCAAGTGGAAAAAATTAGGAATTACAACTATCGATGTGGTGATTTGTGATGAATCTCAGAAACTCAAAAACACGAAAGCTAATACCTATAAAAATTTTAAAAGTACATTTAAGAAGAATTTATTCAGAGATGGAAAAATAAGTAAAATCTTTTTATCAGGAACACCTGCACCAAATCGTGCACATGAATTATATACAATATTGAATCAAATATCTTCTGTTGATTTTCCAACAAAGAAATATTTTCAAAAATATTATTGTGGAATGACCCGTGATACTGAAGGTGGATGGGGGTATGTTGTTGATACAATGGCTCAGAAATTCGAAGAACTTTATCATAAAATTGCACCATTTACACATCGAAAACGTAAGTTCGAAGTACTAACAGACCTTCCAGATAAGACATATCAACGAATTATATTGGAAATGACTGATCAAGAACAACAAATTTATGATAAAATCGAAGCAGGTGTTGCTAATGAATTTGTTGAGCATCCAAACGGTAATCCCTTGACAATAATGATTCGTTTGAGACAATATCTGGCGCAAGTAAAAATACAACATGTTGTTGAATTAATTGAAAATGTTTTTGAAACTAGTGAAAAAGTTGTTGTTGTTGATTATTTCAAAGATAGTCTTTATCAATTGAAAGAAAAACTTGGAGATGTTGTGGCATTACATACTGGTGACCAAACCGTTGAAGAACGTTCAGATATCGTGAAACTATTTCAAGACTTAAATAGTGAATTAAAAGGATTTTTGGGTAGTATTCAGACTTGTAATTATGGTCTTACACTTACTGCTGCATCAAAATTATTTATCATAACCCTTCCATATTCCGTTGGTGAATATGACCAAGTTAGTGACAGGCTACATAGAATTGGTCAAAAAGCAGCCGTTAATATTTATGTACTGGTATTCCCAGATACAATTGATGATTACGTTTTTTCAGCAATTGAAGGTAAACGCAAGGAGATTGTGAAGGTAATTGATAATGAGGATTATACTTCAAACGTAAGTGAATCTGTATTGAGCGAAGTGATTGAAAAAATTAAGGAGAAACATGGGAAGAATTTACAAATGGAATAAAAATCCGTTTCAGGATTTTTTAATTATGGGAATGTGGTATGGAAATAATATTGCTGATAAAGAATTTGAAGCTGATATTTATGTTGGATTTTCAACAATTTTAGAATATTTAATACCTGAAAAAGATAGTCAGTATCTTGATTTTGAAATTAAAAAAAATAATAATTATTTTAAAGTTGTTGGAAAAAATATAATAACAGCACTTTGGTTATCTGGAATTTTTCCCAAGAATCCTAAAACGGTATTAAATGCAAATGAATTTATTGTAAAAAACATTAAATATAAATTTGATTCAAAAACAAATAGATTAACACATCAATTTATTAAGAAATGAAGAAGGTAGCAGTTTTATTTTCTGGTGGTTTAGATTCTACGTATTTGGTTTGGAAAAACTTAAAAGACGGAAATCAGGTATTTCCAATATATATTGAAATTGAAAATAATGATGTTAAATCGATTCTCGAAAAGAATAGAATAGAGTTATTATATCAAGAATTTTCGAAAGAATTTAATTCACCAGAAAATTATGAGAGAAAAATACATGAGATTCATCACGCAATTAGTGTAGGTGTTAAGGCAAATGAAAATAGTTTATATTTTAAACAAATACCAATTTGGATATTTTCTCTTATGTTTATGCAAAGTATGAATGTGGATGAAATACAAATTGGATATGTTTGTAATGATGATGAAATTTCATATCTCGATGATATTCAAAATATATATAAATCATATCAAGTAATTTGTGAACCTATGAAGCCATTAGTATTTCCATTAATTAAATGGAAAAAATGGAAAATAATTGAAGAATTACCCAAACAATATCGTGAACTTATTATTAGTTGTGAAAACCCTAAAATTATTAATGATAAAAATAGTAAAATTGTGGAATATGAACCAT